TTTCTCAACCAATATCTATGTTCCTCAACTTCATTCGCTAATTCGTGTAATCGTTTGATTCTTGTATTTATGTCAACAATCAGACATTCGTACTCAAACATTCGCTCCTCAATTACTTCTTTGTTGGCAACCTTACCAGTTGAACAATTGGGGCAATTTTCTGTTTCATCGTAAATAGGATTTTCGTTAAAGTCTGCATTTACTACTATTGTCGCGTCACCTTTACAAATGTCGCATTGCTTGTATAGTGAATTTCGTTCAACTGCTGTAAGTCGTGCGATTTTCTCTTGGATTGTTTCGTTTTTCATTTCGTTAATCGTTAATTGTTAATTCTAAACGTTCCATTAATTCTTCAACTACTAACCATTTCTCACAAGCTCTTTGTGTGCTATAATCAGCCGAACCAAAAGCATCTCTATTTTCTACATAGTTGTTTTTTAATTCTTGCTCATACGTGCAAATAATTCTGATAATTTGATCTCTGTCTAGTTTCATATTGTTTTTTTTAGTTGAACAAATATAAGCTACTTATTTTATTTATTTCAACCTATTGTGATGAACGGTAAATATCAATGATGAACGGTAAACGCATAAAAAAAACCGTCTGAATTAACAAACGGCTTCCTAACCTTTAAAAAAACGAATATGAAAGTACGAATTTACTAATTATTCTTTATCAATCTTCTTATTCCAAACATTTATTCCAATAGCCGTAGCGGAGTAACCTAAAAACATTAAAACGATTTCGTAATGAAATCCACACAAAGCAACTCCAACCGCAACCCAAAACGCTGTAAACGATGCTACTCGCTTCTGCTCAAACTTTCCGCTGGGTGCGAGCGTGTCTAATATTATTTTTTTCATTTGGTAAAATTGCAATTAATCGTTCTGGTGTTTGATATGAATTATTTGCGTTTCGTTGGATTAAAACCCGATCTTCGTAACAATCGTACAATTTAGCTTCAATTACTTCAATCTTCTTTTCAGCTTTCTGAATAGAAAAATACAAGTAAACAATCGCACTTATAAAAAATAAATTCTTTGCACCGTATTTGTGTAGTAGTTCAAGCCCATTCTGTATCATAACGCATTCTTATAGTTTTCAATTAATCCAATTCCTTGTGAATATCCGTTGCGAATTTCGTTAATTATTTCATTTCTTAAAATATGAATTTCAGAATGTTCTAACTCGTTTTCCACAAAGTAAAAAACATAAGTAACAAAGTCATTTGTAAGTAGTTCAAATTGTTTCATTATGAATAGTATTTAGCGATTATAATTCCATTTGACCCATTGCCACCAACTACCGCTAATCCCCTTGCCCCACTTCCTCCAGCTCCATAATTAGTAGCATTCTGTCCATTTGATGAGTTCCCAACTGGTAAACCTCCACTACCATAACCCAATGGAGTATCAGCGCCAGCGCCATATACAAATGTAGTTGAACCAATAGCGCTTGGTTTTCCTCCATTGCCAATAAAATTCAAAGTTCCGTTGATTGAATTTCCACCCGCCACAATTGTTTGTGAAACTTTGCCACCTTCGCCACCTTCTGCTGTATAAGTAGTTGCCCCTATGGTCAATGTAGTATTTCCGCCATCACTTCCTGCTGTGTTAGATGCACCACCTGCTCCTGCGCTACCAATAGCACAAACATAAGATGTGGAAGGATTTAAACCACTAATTGAAATAATACAAACACCTGAACTACACCCACCACCTCCCGTTGTTGTTCCTGAATTTGTACCTGCACCACCACCACCGCCACCAACTAAAACAATATCAAATTTTGTAGCTGTTGTTATATTTGAAGGTGTAGTAAATGAAGTTCCCGAAGTTACTATGATTGTTCCGCTAACTGCAATCGCATCTCTTTGAGCATCTGTTACATAACGCTTATTACTACTATCCGCAATATCTGCTGTTGTTGCATCCGCTCCGCTTGTTACAAGTCCCTTTGCATCGTAAGAAATTTTAGTTTTAGTTGCGCCCGTAATAACTGAATTAGTTGCAACCGCTCCAACGTCCGAAGCTGTATAATTAAGTAAACTTTTAACCTCACTTACTGAAAGTCCTTCAATATTAGAACCACCACCGCTTTTTCTTCCTAAAATTTCATTGTTTCCAATTGAAACTGCAACGGGGTCACTTGCTCCACTTTGTTTGGCTAAAATTGAATGCGAAGTGAAATCTGATTTTTCCACAAAATCAGAAGTGTCTGGAATCGTTGGTTTATTCAGAATTTGAGCGTCACCGCTTGTTGCGTTCCAATCCGCATTAACATTTACTTCTGCGCCATCTTGTATTCCATCTAACTTTGTTTTAAGCGTGTTTGTGAAATCGTTTGCGCTTAACTCTTTGCCCGTTACTTTATCTACTTTGTTACTTAGTAAATTAGTAGCCCAATCAAAAACCGCTTTAGCACTTGGGTACTTTGTGTCGCTTGCTTGGTCTGTGTTTACATTTGTTGATATGTTGCCTAGAAATTGAAATATATTAGCGCTTACATCATACGTGTAGTATCTATAATTAGTCCAACTCCCTGAATGGAAGATTCGCACAATAACAGACATTGTAACGCTGTAGTTTATACCTCCAATAGTAGCCGTCCCATTCCTTACAAAAACGATAAATCCTTTTCCCTCCGCTGGTGTTGGGTCTGTAAAAGTAGCATTCGCTACAACGTGATAAACTCGGTCGTTTTCCGCTGTTTGATTTGCCGAAACTACTATTGGTTTCGATTGTACGTTCGTTAAATTGATATCTAAACTCATGCTGTGATATTTATTACTGAATTTGGGTCTAAAGTTACAATACTTCCCGTTTGATTCAAAATTCCGTCAACGTAAACATTTACTGTTGTGTTCGGTAGTTCTAAATTTGTGCTTGTCGTAACTGAATAAGTGTCGTTTGAATTACTTACAACAACCGAAGCTGAACCACCAGAACAAGTATAAGTTCCACCTGCTAAAACTTGCACCGAACTTGCTCCATCTGTTACCGTAACATTTGGGCAACCACTTGTAAATCCAGTATCGCAAACGGTCATATCGGACGGCATAATAACATCGAATGTCATTGCCCAACCTGCTAACTTATTCTCAAATCTATCAGTGAACGGTTCTAAGGTCGCATCGCCGTCCATCATAATATAGTCAGGGTTTAAATCCCCTCGTTTCATTATGTCGTGAACTCTATTAAGTGCTTGCAACATAGCATTCATTATAGACGGCTCAAGGTCGTATTTTTCCTTGCTGTCCAAAATATCCATCGCTAAAACAGTAATATTAAAGCGTTGCATTTTACCTTCAATACTTGCTGAATTTATAATGATATGCGCTAACGGGAAAATCGTTTGTTTCGCTAAATCAATATCACTAATTTGCCCGTCCGTAATCGTAGAAATTAGGTTAGTCGCTTGTAACTGCGCGCGAAGTGTGTCAAGTATCTTAAAGTAACTCATTTCTTTTCTTTTGGTTTTTCTTGTTCGATTTGTTGAAGGAAAACCATTAATTTTTCAATGTTCTTTTTTGACCGCTTTTTCATAAAACCCAATTAGTAAAGTTAGTATCTGAACTCGGATAAATGTCGCCGTTACTGTTGCTGTTGTATTCGGGAAATAACGCTTGATTGAAACACATATAGTCAACAAATCTACTACTATAATGATTTGCCGTTTGCGTTTGTTTGTCAATCAATAAAGATAGTTCTAAACGGTCGATATTCTCGCTTTGTTCTGCGTTATGCTTATAAACTCCTTTATTTCCAATCGTGTATGCTGAATAAGGTAAATACTCCACCATAGCCCAGTGAATAAGCATCGGTTTAATATACGTGTTTACTAAAGTCAAGTAGTTACCGCCTAAAGTATTCGCTATAATATCCGCTTTTATCTTTTCTAATAAATCAGTTCCTAAATACTTTTGGACGTGAATATCTTGAGCGATTTTAATATATTGAATAAATTTGTCAGGGTCAACGTTTCCGTTTAAAGATGTGAACTTTACCACGTCGTCCCTTGTTATTATCAGTGCTTCTGCCATTATTGAAAGCGTTTATTAGTTGGTAAAAATCCGTTAAACGGCATATCCTTTGGGAGTGTTGAAACAAGTTTATTATTAACAACTTTGTAACCTAACTTTTCAGCTTTTTTTCCTGCTATTTGTCTTGCTGTTTCTACGTCAATTGCTTTGCCTTCAAAAGTTGCGTAAACTGCTTTATTCCATCTATGGTTACAATCTCCACCACCTTTATACAACCAAACAGAATAAGTATCAGCGCCTTTCGGGCCCCACCCTTTGTTAACGGGCATCGTTCCCATTTTAATAATATCTTCTTTACGATAAACCTTAGTTGAACCCATCATTGCTTTACAAAAATCTCGGCTATTTTCTGACATTTTACCTGCATAAACATAACGTGTCAAAAATTTAATTCCGTCAATTGTTTTGTCTTGCTTACTTGTAATATTAGGTCGTGCATCGCCAGTTGAAACAAAGTTGTAAACCTTACTCAAAAGTGACGGCTCTAAGTCCTTAGATAGTATTTCGTTTTCATTGTCGTCATTTTCGTAATCAACTTCTTTAATATCAATCAAAACCCAATCTTTACCAACTTCTTCGCCAAATGCACTAATGTCGATTTGTGAACTTAATTCCGTTCCCGTTTCCTCTTGCTTATCTTCGCTCGATTGCACGTTTTCTAAATCCGTAAACTCTAAAGGCTGTAAAGTCTTAAAGAACAATTTAGCCGTATTTCCATTGAACGATGTTATTTGTTCCAATCCATCAATCAAAAGTTGTTGCAAAGGTCTAATAACCATATTATCGAACAATACAAAAGCATTCTTCAACTCATCTGCATTGCTTCCGAAACCGTTTGCGCTTCCTAAACCTAATAATAAACCGCTTGTAATGGAGTGCGAAACCATAATTTTGCGCTCGCATTCAGTTGAAAGATATTGATAGTGTTCTGGTGCATCGTTCAAAGGAATATCATCTACCGTTGTTGCTGTTTCTTTGTTGTTATTGAATCCAACGATTACTCTTTGTCCTTTGCTACCCGTTAGCTTGTTTTTAATTTGTGATTGTAACAAATTTTGCGTTTCAATGTCAGGTTGTCCGTTGTTGAAATTTACTACTTTTGTGCCACTAAAACCGTTTTGCACTTCGTTAATAAGGTAATCGCTTACTTCTTCTTCAAGTAATGCATAAGCCGTTCCTGCTACGTAATCGGGCAAAGAAAAATACTTCATTCCGATTGCGTAAGGTCGAATAACTAAGATTTCAACTTTATCATTTGAACTTTTGAATGTAGCAAATTTCTTAGGTGGGAATTTCTTAATATCTTCCCAATTGTTTGAATAATACCAATTGTTAATTTTCCCTTCATCGTCGCATTTCTCAGGCGCTAAAAGGTTCATATCAATATGAAACGCCTTTAATATTTTATCGTGCTTTTCGTTGTAGTGTACTTGGATAGCGCATTGACCTAATGTTTTTAAATCAAAGCAAAGTTTTCTTAAGCAATCCTTGTTAAAAAGTGCCATCACTTGAGCATATTCGCTTGGTTTTCTGCTCGCATCAATTACTCCTAATCCTTTTCCATACATTAAACGTGTAACGTTGTTAATAATGGATTGATTAGTAGCACTCTTTCGATATCGGTCAATAAGAAATTGAAAGTAACTATTGTTTTCGCCAAAAGTTACATAACCTTTTTGTTTAGATTCTATTATCTGCGGAGCCTCGTATTGCGCCAAATTTATTACATCTATATTCATAGCATTACAAAATCATTATTAGAAGAATGTTCGTCAGTTTGCAACCCTGCTTTATAACACCAAACTTGCTCACTACCTAAAAAGTTAGTAAGGTTGTAAAGTTGCACTATGTAGAAACGCCCTGCCTTTAACGAATACACCGCTTGTACTCCGATATAATAACCGTAATCAATTATCGTGGGTGCGTTAATTGTTGCGCTTGTTCCTGCTTCTTGATCTATCACTACAATACTTGTTATCGTTGTGCTACGTGGCGCGCATTTTAATATTTGATTCGATGTACTAACTTGTAAAACATTCATATTATTAAAACTATTAAAGTGTAATTCTGTTGCATAAAAAAAGGGTTACATTTCTGCAACCCCTTTCTATGGAGACAATCAAACAAAAGCTAAGATGTTGTGAAAGAAGCTAAAGCCGTTAAGTCAGTTAATAAACCTGCTTCCGTTGTGCAATTTATGAAATTCGCTGGTAAAGATTCCATTCCTGTAAACGTCAAAGTATAACCGTTTAAATCCCCTGGTTCTGTACCCATTCCAATAGTACCTGCCGTTAAATCCATTCCTCTTTTAAGTCCTGCAATTCGATAGGTATTGTCACGCCCTCTAACAATTATATGCGGTCTTCCGTAAGATAGTAATTTTACTATTTTTTGGCTTATAGCATCTTGTTTTTTAAGCGTGATAGTTAATTCTTGTTGAAAGAAAGTAGTACCGTTGTTTCTATCTGAAGTGATAGTTTCTTGATAGCTATTAGTTCCTTTTAACTCGAATTTGTAGCAAGCTGTAACGTTTGCAATTGCTGTGATTAAATCAGTATTTGTGTTGTCATAAGTAACATCAACCTCGGGGTTAAAATCCCCGAAGTTAATGAAATATGCTGCGTCTAATCCTGCAATTGAATCTTTACAAACTTCTAATCTTCCGTTGGCTAAGTCGCAACTCATAGTTCTTAGTTTACAGAGTTAGTAACATTGTAAGTTACGATGTCCTCAACAACACCATATTGAACACCTGCCGTCATTCTCATAACGATTCTAACGTTTTGTGAACCGTCAACATCTGCCATATCCAAAAGTTTTACCTCTTGTGCATCGTTCATTAAACCAG